TCGCCCACTGTAGAATATATTAATAATATATTAGTGTCACTACAGACTCGACAATCTGACACAACTGTCACAGTTGCAAATATCATGCCAAACGGCTCGCCCCCGATTGGAATTCCACGGTTTTTGCTCAACTACTTTTTCAATTGCTGCCCGCAGCGGTAAGCTTAGCGGCTGGTCGCCGCACTCATTTTCAAAAAAAAAGAGAGGAGGGCCGAAACCCTCCCCTCTCACTGGTCAACCTTGCAGTTCGCGCTGCAGCTCTCGCTTGAGCTTGGAGCGGGTCCACTTGCGCACCGCCTTCTTGACCTTCGGCGACTGCTTCGATCCGACGAACGTACCCCACTTGCAGCAGCACGGACACTTGATTCCGCCCGGTCCAACGTCGGCGATCTTCTTGAAGTAGGTGAGAGTCATGTTCATGGTGAACCTTTCAGGTCCGAGAGGGGAGAAGGGGGGGGACCGGAACCTTTCCGGTCCCCCTTTGTTCGCTCTAGTAGAGAGTTTCGATCTTCCGCCGGGTCCAGTTCATGGAGTCCTTCGCGATTCCGAGAGAAGCGAGAGCTTCACTCCGAAGAATCTTCGCCTCTCGCTTGAGGAGCTTGAGTTCCTGCTCCCGACGAGCATTCAGGAAGCGGAAGATCAGGGCCTTCCTCTTGGTGCGGAGCTTCGCGATCTTGTCCGTCACGATTCCGAGAGCTTCGATCTTGGCGTTGGCTTGCTGGATCAGGTCGATTCGCATGGTGAACCTTTCAGGTCCGGGAGGGGAGAAGGGGGGGGGGACCGGAACCTTTCCGGTCCCCCTTGGTTCTTTCTAGTAAGTCCACTCTTCGTCGATTCCGAAGAGCACTTCGGCGAGAGAGTGAATGAATCCGCCTTCAGCATACTCCTGAGAAGTACAAGTGGAGCACACGACGTCTTCGAGATCGGTGATCGGGAGCATACGCTCCAGAATCTCACGCTCAATGGTTTCCTCACAACGGGCGCACTTGATCATGGTGAACCTTTCAGGTTCGAGAGGGGAGAAGGGGGGGGAGCTGGAACCTTTCCAACTCCCCTTCGATCTTTCCTTTCAGCTTTTCTTCCTGAATCGGAGAGCGACAAGTCCCACATACAGGAGCACAGTTCCGAGAAACGCAATCTGCACGACGAACATGAACTCCTGCGGATTGAATCGTCCATGATTCATTGTATCCTCCAATCGGTGATCCGTTGCTAGGGCCTACAACAGTATCCCTCCAGACAAGGGGATTGCGCAAGCTACCGGGAGAAGAATCTAGGATGGATAGCCATAAGTACTGAAAAACTCTAGGGTTACGTCGAAAGAAAAGATTAGAATCGGGATAGAATGACAAGGTATAGGGGAGGGGTTCATAGAGCCTAGGATCGGACACCAGACGATAGGGGCGGGGGGGTCAATTCTGAGTTTGTGAAGGTTTTAATTTGTTAAACTACAAATGGTTGCTTTTGTCGGCTATCTCTATAATTAAACACTTTAAATATCTTCCCACCAATTTTTATGTTTAGAATTTCTCTCTTCTTCTCTTTTTTTATTTTGGTGTTCGATCATCTTAGCAATATCTGGTTTAGTAAAAATAATCTTTGATCTAGGGTCTAGGGACTCAAATGTTGAAGGCGCTGTCTTATTGCAATTTTTACACCTAATACGAGCCGCTTTATTGATCTCTTTTGCGACCCACTCTTCTCCGCGTCTATTTATACCAAAGTCAAATAATTGTTTTACATGTCTATTAGAATGTTTACAAAAGTCTTCTTCTTCTAAGCTATATTCTTTGCCACATATACACTTGAAAGAGTTCTTTTGAATAAAATTTTTGTAAAACGATTCATCTTTTTCGGCGACCTCTCTCTTGATGTGATCTCTGTGACAATCTTTACAAATGTCTTTAAATTGTTTATCGTAAAACCAGATTATAAACTTTTTACTACATTCGACGCATTTTCTTTTTCTTCGCATACTTACAACCCTTCTGTGCTACTATAAAATACGATTATACAGTAAAGGAAAAATATGAAAAACAAATTTAAAATAGATTTCACACAATGTAGAAGGTGTTTTTATATAACTACACATATAGGACGTATTACTAAAGATAAGTATGGTCATCCACATTGTGAAGTTTGTGAATACGTTGCTTTAAAACAAAGAGAAGAACAAGAAAGAAGATTAGAATCTTTTTTTGACCAAGGAGAGGGACAACAATAATGAACAAATTAGTACTGTTCTCTGCAATAATTGCATATATACTAGTATCATCAGCTTCAGCTAGTCAAAATCTCACAAGCTCAATTTTGAGCACTTCACAAAGTGAAGAAAACTTTAGTACAGCTAAACCTTGTAAGCCCAAGGTTAGCTACGAAGGATATGAATTAGATTACACTGGACCAAATGATCCGGCATATTCTGTTTACAACGAAAACCTATGTTGTGATGGCTCCTTCACTTACGGCATTTTCTTTGAAGGATGGCCTCCGGGCACTCGCTTTGAACTCAGACTCACCAACCACAATGGAAGAAGCATTGTGGCTGAAGATTCAGCAGACTTCAGTGGTTTTGCCACTTTGACATACACACCCACTGAATGTGGCAGCTTTGTTCTTCTGCCTACGGTACATGCACATGGATTTCCTCCTCGTCACCTATATGATTGTGCGGCACTGATTATCTGTGAAGGATCATGCGATGAATGATGCTGAAGGTTTCATGGCAACTTTCTTTCCTGAAAGTTCATGGCCTGAGCCTCTTGATATTAACTCTGCAAATAAACTCGCTCCATTACTTTGCTCAATAATGAAAAGCGCTGTAGAAAAGCATGAAAAACTAATTCTAATTAGAACAAAAATAAATGTAATCACCAGCAACATTCTAGAATTAGAAAAAGAAGAGCAAAAAGAACTACTTAGGACGCTTGAATTACTCTCTTTTGAAATGAAAAACCTTGTAAACTCTCTCAACGACTATGTTTTAGAAGTAGAAAATCTGGGGGGGGAATTTACAAGTATTAAAAATGGCATTATAACTTTCTACTCAAAAAGAAGAAATATACCAGTATGCATATCAATTACTAAAAATGATAATAAATTTAGATACTGGAGACAGCTTCAGGAAAATTTAGCTTGTTCTCGATTGATAGACTTTTAGATGTTTAGATGTTTAGCACCTGCTAAATAAACCTTTTTCTCTATCAGAAACACACTAAATAACACATGTTTGCGACTTTACTCTTCTGACCAATTGATTTGGCATTGCTAAATACTCAAAACTTGTTTAGAACGATATATCAAAAAACTTTTATTACTTAGGACACTAAGCTCATGTTAATTAGCGCAAAAAGAGTTACTGTAATCATTGATACTAAAGGACTTGAACCACCTTTTATTTCTCAGTTTGATTACTTCTTTCCAACTCCAATTAATGAAATAAAAATAAAAAAGTTCTTACACGCAAATATAAAAAAATTAAGATACAGCATCAAAGAAATTAAATTTGGACCAGAAAGAAAAGTTTCAAAAAATAGAATTTGGCCGCTGAGAAAAATACAAGAAGATATCTTAGCAAGCTAAGATTTCGCATAGCGAAATAAAATAAGATTTGGAAAGGTTTCTCACCCGGAGAAGAAAGATTTAATTAGTTTAACAACTGCTAAATAAACTATGTTTAATTTTTCTTGGGTTTACCTAAGATTTGGCATAGCCAAAAAAAATTTTCTTGGGGCTACCAAGGCCAGCCTTTTCGTTCTTTGTGCGAAGCAACAAAGTTGCACTTAGATTTATGTTAGAGTTGGGAAAGGCTCAGTCAGAAATGGGTATTAATTCTCTATCTTCTGACTAACATATAAAAAAGGGGTTTATGCATTGGAAAATAACAAATGTCCAATTTGTGGTAGAGATGGAAAAGAATCTTTCATTCTCTTCTTGTGTTCAAATTATATGTGCAAAAATTTTAGCAGAAAAGCTAGGCAAGAGATTATACTTGAAAAAGCTAGAGGACTGAATAAAGTAAGCAAAAAAAAAGTAAAACTAGTTACAAAAAAAAAGAAAAAAACCAAGGATTTAGACGATATAATAGATTCTTTTGGAAATAACTTTTATTTTCCTTTTAGACAAGAAGATAATACATAAGGAGAGCTGTGTCAAAAATATCAGTAAAAAGAATAGATAACCAAAACAATGATTTAACAGTAGTAAACGCTGCTAGGGTTTCATTTGACAAAATTAAAAATAAAATTACAAATAGAGACATTAGGCTTATTAGATATCTAGCTGAACACAATCACTTTACTCCATTTACTCATGTTAGATTTGGAGCAATGACTGTGATGTCTTCCCAACAAGACTTCCAAAATATGGCAGAATTTATGGGTTGCCCAGAGAGAAGTGCAGATATGATATTTAGAAAAGAGGATGATTCCAAGTATTACATTGAGCACTCTCTATATGGTTGGCTTAAAAACAAGATACCAATTAAAAATTACTATAGAATAGTTAGGGCTATATCAGAAAAATGCCCACACTCATGTTTAACATTAATGCATAAATCAGAGCTATCTCTAATACAAGGAATAGAGCCAGAGGAGCTAGTAGAAACAGATAGTAAAACTGTACTTATAGAGGCCCCTATTTTTATTCTTAGACAACTAATGAAGAGCACTGTTGGCTGCACATACAACGAAGTATCCAGAAGATATGTAGACTCCCAACCAAGCTTCTATTTGATAGACAGATTTAAGGCTAGACCAGACGACTCAATCAAACAGGGTGCTGGTAAATATTTGCCAACAGAAAAACAAGAAAAATATATAAGACTACATCTAAAAAACACAAAAGAGTCGCTATCTATATATAATAGATTCTTAAAAGATGTTGCCCCAGAAGAAGCTAGAGTCAACTTAACTCAAAACATGATGTCAAAAGTTTGGCTAACAGCCTCTAAGAGAGCTTTTGACAGAATATTACTTTTAAGAAGCTCACCAGATGCACAGACGCAGATAAGAGAATTAGCAAGTGCTTTAAAAATAGCATTGCAGGAATAGAAAGAAAAATATGAAAACAGCAATTATAACAGGTATAACAGGGATGGATGCTGCAAATTTAGCAAAACACTTGCTAAATATGGGCTACAGAGTTGTAGGAACAGAGCGGAGATCTTCAACGCCTCGGCGCTGGAGACTAGAGGAATTAGGCATACTAAACCATGAGAATCTAATAATAACTCATGCAGACCTATTAGATCAAGGTTCATTGGATAGAGTTGTCAAAGAATTTCAGCCAGACGAAGTTTATAATTTAGCAGCTCAGTCATTTGTAGGTGCAAGCTGGCAAACCCCAGTTGGAACATCAGACGTAACTGGACTAGGAGCAACAAGAGTATTTGAAGCAGTTAGAAACAATAAGCCAGATGCAAAAATTTATCAGGCTGGGTCATCTGAAATGTTTGGCGGAGAAAACAGGGTAGAAATATTAAACGAAAACTCAGATTTTTATCCTCGTAGTCCGTATGGAGTAGCTAAGGTTTATGCTCACAATATGGCCATTAACTATAGGGAATCTTACAATATGTTCGTTTGCAACGGAATTCTTTTTAATCACGAGGGACCGCTTCGTGGATTAGAATTTGTAACCAGAAAAGTAACTGACGCAGTTGCAAGAATATCAGCAGGACTACAGACACATGTAGAGCTTCTTGGACTAGATTCTCATAGAGACTGGGGTGACAGCAGAGACTTTGTTGAAGCCATGCACCTAATGCTTCAGCAAGATTCTCCAGAAGATTTTGTTATAGCTACAAACATATCTAATAGCATAAGTGACTTGTTAAAAGTAGCCTTTGAAAGAATAGGGGTGATAAACTGGAAAGACCATGTTCAAATAATCGGAAAGCAAAGACCTGCAGATGTTAAATATCTAAGAGGCGATTACTCAAAAGCTAAAGAATTTTTAAATTGGGAGCCGATTATAAGCTTCGAAAAAATGATAAGAGAAATGGTAGACGCTGATATAGAGAGAGTCTCAAAAGAACAGCAAAGGGCTTAAATGAAAATTAGAGAACAAGTTGGACTAACATTTGATGATGTTTTATTAGTTCCACAATATACAGATATAAAATCAAGAAAAGATGTTAGTTTAAAAACAAGATTAACAAAAGACATAGAAATTGAAACTCCGGTAATTTCATCAAACATGGACACAATTACAGAGATAAACATGATGAAAGCCATGAGCGATGCTGGGGGTGTTGGAATTCTACATAGATTTATGCCTGATTCAACAATAGTTGAAACAATTAAAAAGGCAATGAATCTTGGAATAATTAACATTGCTTTTTCAATAGGAATTGTAGAAGACTATATTCCCCTATTAGAAGAAATTAAAAAGTTAGACCCAGAAGACTATTTTAATAAAATTGTAACAATAGATGTTGCACATGGAGCATGTGGTAGAGTTGTTGATGCAATTAAGCATGTTAAAGAGGTTTACAACTATCAAGTCATAGCTGGCAATGTGGCAACTGCGGACACTACTAGAGTTCTATGTGAAGCTGGGGCAGATTCACTAAAGGTCGGAATTGGCAACGGTGGAGCTTGTTTAACTAGGAAAATAGCTGGAGCTGGTGTACCCCTACTTTCTTCATTGATTGAATGCTCACAAGAGGCAAATAAATTCAATGTTCCAATAATATGTGATGGAGGAATAAAGAATAGCGGAGATGCAGTCAAGGCTTTAGCAGCAGGAGCTTCAACCCTCATATTAGGGTCGATGTTAAGCGGAACTGTAGAAACTCCGGGTGAAATTATCACAAAAGAAGATGGCACAAAGTGGAAGCTTTTTAGAGGAATGGCTTCTGCTTCTGCAATGAGGTCTTGGAGAGGCGACTCGTATAAAGATGTTGCAGCAGAGGGGATCGCAACTCATGTTCCTGTAAAATGTAAAGCTAAAGAAGTTGTTAGCAATATTTGTGCAGGCATTAGATCTGGAATGACTTATTCAAATTCTAAAGATCTACAAGAACTTAGAGAAAGGGCTATATTTACAAAGCTAACTGCTCTTGGTTACAGAGAAAACGGTGCCCACATACTAGATAGGCTTTAATATGTCAAAAAACAGATGGATTAAGAAAATAGAAAAAGGTCAAAGTTTTGATAAAGAAAGACTCTCAAAGAGTGATTTAATTGAAATAGCAAAATGGGCCGCTTCAGGGCTAGAAACTGAACTAACTAGAATTAGTTGGGAAAAAGTAACAAACATACCTAGATCTATTGTAGAAAAACACTTTGGAACCTTTACACAGTTAAAATCTTCAGCAAATCTAATTCCATCAAGGTCTCAAAGGAAAATATCAAACTTAATTGCTAGACACGAAGAATACGAAGCGATTAAAAATCTATCTAAAGAAAGAAAAAGTTGGGCTGGCAAGTATAAAAAGCCAAGAGCTAACAAAGGCAGATTTAAAACATGTGTAATATTTTCAGATGTGCATGATAAAATGTGTGATGCATTTGTTTTAAGAGTTTTAGTTGACACAATAAAAAGAGTTCAACCAGACAACATAATTATTGGAGGAGACTTATTTGATGCTCCAGAATTTGGAAAATACTTCGTAGATCCAAGAGAGTGGGATGCTTCTGGTAGAATAAAGTTTACTCACGACAAAATATTAAAACCTATTAGAGAAGCCTGCCAAACTGCAGAGTTCGACTTAATAGAAGGGAACCATGATGAAAGAATTCTAAAGCACCTAATTAGTAATTCACCAGCGCTAATGGATGTTTTAAATTCTATTCATGGAATGAAGATTTCTGATATATTTGGCTTAGATAAATTTAAAATAAATTATATAGCTAAAGGCGACTTGCACACTTGGACTGCATCTGAGTCAAAAAAAGAAGTCGCAAAAAACAACAAAGTTTATTATGATTCATTCATAGTTGACCACTATCCTCAGACTAGAAATAAAGTTGGGCTGCCCGGAGTCAACGGCCATCATCACAAATATCTAGCATACTCTATGCACAACCACACCTATGGAAGCTATCTTTGGCATCAGTTGGGCTGTCTCCATGTTAGAGATGCCTCTTATGCAAACGGTCAACCTTGGAATAATGGTTTCATGATAGCTCATGTTGATACAGAGAATAAAAGTACGATTTGGGAATACATAAATGTAGGAGATTTTGCTATAGTAGGTGGACAATACTACTTAAGAAAAGAAGGAGAATTTTTAATTGACTGACGAAACTGTTTTTCCAAACGAAGCATCTAAATTTGTTTACTATAGAACTTATTCAAAGTGGGTAGAAGAAGAAAACCGAAGAGAAAATTGGAAAGAAACCGTTGAAAGATATGTAGAGTTTTTAGAAAAAAATGTTGGAGACAGAGTGCCGCAAAAGGTCTTTAGAAAAGTTAGAAGGTATTTAACAGACTTTTTAACAGTTGGAAGCATGAGAGCAATTTGGTCTGCTGGTGCTGCGGCTGAATCTAACAATATAACCATGTACAACTGCGCTTTTCAGAATATTGATAGCGTAGATTCATTTGCAGAGAGTCTTTACATACTCATGTGTGGAACAGGATATGGGTTCTCAGTAGAAAGTCACAATGTCGAAAAACTTCCTATTGTAGAGCAAATGAAAGGTGACGGCGTTGGAACTTTCGTTGTACCAGACTCAAAAGAAGGATGGGCAGATTCGGTTAAGCACCTAATGACAGCCCTTTACTCTGGTAGAGACTTAGAGATAGATTATTCAATGCTAAGACCAAAAGGCGCTAGATTAAAAACATTCGGAGGAAGAAGCAGTGGACCAGCCCCGCTAATATCTTTACATGAATTCATTAGAAAAACATTCTCAGATGCTCAAGGCAGAAAGCTGAAGCCTATAGAGTGTCATGATATTTTAAATAAAATTGCAGAAATAGTTGTTGTTGGCGGAGTAAGAAGATCTAGTCAAATATCTCTTTCCGATTTAAACGACGAAGAGATGGCTGTAGCAAAAAACTGGCCATTTCCCTTACACAGAAGCATGGCCAACAATTCTGTTGTATATCATGAAAAGCCGGGTCCAATAAGATTTATGAAAGAGTGGGCAAACTTAGCTGACAGTGGCTCTGGTGAAAGAGGTATAATAAACTTAGAGGGGGCAAAAAAAAGAACTCCGCAAAGAAGATTGTCAAAAAGAATACAAGGAGTAAATCCTTGTGCAGAAATATTACTAAGAAGTTGTCAATTTTGCAATTTGTCAGAAGTTATAATTAGAAAAGATGATGACTTAGATGATGTTTTGGACAAGATTGAGGCAGCAACTTGGCTAGGAGCTATTCAGTCTACTTTTATAAACTTTCCTTATTTAAATCCAAGATGGAAGAGAAACTGCAAAGAGGAGAGATTGCTAGGAGTTTCTATAACAGGCCAGATGGATAATTACGAAATGATGTCAAACCCCTCAATGGTTAAAGCAATGAAGGCAAAAGCTCTTAAAATAAGTGAAAAAGCTTGTAAAATACTTGGCATAAATATATCAACTTCCGTTACATGCGTAAAGCCTTCTGGAACCGTTAGTCAGCTTGTTAACTCGGCATCAGGCTTACATCCTAGATATTCAGAATTTTATATAAGAAGATATAGAATATCATCTATAGATCCACTTTTCAAAATGATGAAATCTCAGGGGATACAGATGTCTCCTGAAAATGGACAAAGACTTAAAGACTGGAAAAAAGCTCAAGAAGGAGACACTACCGCTTGCACCATTTATGAAAAGGGCAAAAGGTGGTCAGAAGACAAAGTAAATACTTGGGTTGTATCTTTCCCTGTAAAATCTCCAGAAGGCTCTATTACTAGAAAAGATTTTAATGCGATAAGACAACTAGAGCACTACAAGCATATTCAGGAAAACTGGTGCGAGCACAATGCAAGTGCTACAATATATGTAAAAGATCACGAGTGGCTAGAAGTTGGAAATTGGGTTTATCAAAACTGGAAGTACATTACAGGTGTATCGTTTTTAAATTTCGATGGCGGTAGCTACGAGCAAGCTCCTTATGAAGAAATTTCAGAAGACGATTATAACAAAATGTTAAAAAATCAAAAAATTATAAACTATGCTAAGCTTAGCGACTTTGAAAAAGAAGATCAAACAACCGGCTCACAAGAGATAAGCTGCACTGGAGGAACCTGTGAAATCAACTAATTTACAAGTAAACTTTAAAAAACTATCAGATACTGCAAAAATTCCAGTAAAAGCCCACTTTGCAGATGCTGGCTTTGATGTTTACGCAGATAGCATCTCTGTTAAAGAAGACTTCATAGAGTACGGAACTGGCTTAGCATTTTCTCTTCCAGAAGGATATGCGATGTTGATATATCCAAGAAGCAGCATTTCAAAGAAGCAATTAATTCTCTGTAATGGTGTTGGAGTACTAGATCCGGGCTACACTGGTGAGTTGAAAATAAGATTTAAAATTATTCAAAACGAAATGAAGCCTGTTGAAAATAGCATATATGATTTTGCCAACAGAAATGTTTACTCTGGAACAAAACCAGTAAAAGCTTACAAGGTGGGAGATAGAGTTGCCCAGTTAGTAATTGTACCCCTTCCAACTGTAGAATTTTTACAAGTTGATAATCTAGAACAATCTGAAAGAGGATCTGGTGGATTTGGAAGTTCTGGTCAGTAATATGGAAGTAGATACTCTCAATATAATCAGAAAACCAATTTATGAAAACATGTCCGTTGCATTAAGTAGCAATGATGAAACATCTATATATTTAATAGACGCTCAAGATGAGCACTACTATAATAGAAAAATAATTTATAAGATTATTAATAGGTTAAAAAATGGGGCAAAGGCTTTTTTCTTATGTAGACTCACGAACATATCAAGCGTAATATCCTGCTTCAACGAACAAGCTTTTGCTAGTATAGATATAAAGACATTTGTAACAAAGACTAGCCAAGAACCCCTATTCTTGGTTAAAATAGTAGATACAAATCAAAATCACCAAAATGAACAAATAAGCTCTTGTAAAATTTTTAAAAAAAATGAAGATTTTTTCGATTTTATCTTTGAAGAGGTACTATACAATAGTCTTGAAAGAGATATCATTACATGCATAGGCATAAATTGTTGTAATAGCTTTTGCAAAAGAATAAAAGAATCTTGTAGGTATTTTGTTGGAATATCACCTTCCGATGAGGTAGTTGCTAATGAATACCTACATCAAAGCATTAGAATACTTAGAAGGTTATAATTTGTTCAATTGGGAAGATATAGATTTACCTAGCGGAATTACTCCAGAAAAGATGTGGGAAGACTTAGAGTCAATAGCTTCTAGTAAGGCTGCATACCATTCAAGTAGAAATAATTTCTGGTTTTCAAAAGAAGATTTAGAACAAGAGATTATGATAAAATTTATTAAAGCATTGCCTAAGTTTCAAAAAGATAAGTCATATTACGAAAAATACAACTTATACTTTTCAAGATGTGCTGACAACATAGTTTTAGACTTAAAAAGAAAGCATTTGTATTATCATAAATTACCATGTAAATCTTGTGAGCATTGGAAAAAGAAAGAACATAGGTGTGGAGAGCATGATTGCTCTTTCTACAAAAATAAAGAAAACTGTGTTCTTTATAACAAGTATATAAAACTATATAGATCTAAGTATAGCTTAGGAATGTCATATGGTAATTATCTAGGAGCTAATTCAGAAAATGAAAAAGATGCTAGTGGCTTCATAGCCACAACCAGTGGCTCTAATATGAGATTTTATTCAGAATCTTCTTTTGAAGCAGTTGACATTGAAGATTTCTTAATTTCAAGACTATCAGAAGAGTCTAGTAAGATTCTTGAAGAAATAATACAGCAAAAATACAGTTGTGAAAAAATAGACCAAGAAAAATTAAATAAACTAAGAAAAGAAGTTACTGAAATTTAGAAAAAAGATAGAGGGACTAAAAAAGATGAATAAAGGTAGGTTTTCTCAAAGCGAAGAAGCTTTCATCAGGCAAAATTATTTATCTATGAGCGACAGAGAAATGGGAAAAGTCTTAAACAGAGACTTCAACTCTATAATGCAATATAGGAAAAGAAAAAATTTAACTAAACAAAATGTTAAAATAAAAGATAAAAATTTAAAATCACAAATAAAAAAAGCGTCATATTTAAATAGTTTATCCCAAGAAGATAAGAAAAAAGCAATATTAGATGAACTCAGGGCCACTGCTGGGTATAGAACTGTTTCAAAATCTCTTACAGATGATGAAAAAAGATATTATGAAGAAAAATACTTAGAATTCATGATGGACCCCACAATTGAAACTATGACATCATCTGAAAAAGATCTCGTTCATACTATGGTTATAGCGGAAATAAGAATGTTTAGATTTTTAGAAGATGAAAAAAACTTCAGAGAAAACAATTCTAATGCAAACAGGTCTAAAGAAATTCAAGAATGCATGGACACAATTCACAAATGTCAAAAGTCTCTAAATGTTACAAGAGAGCAAAGGCTTAAAAATAGACAGGATCAGAGCATAAATTTCGTAAATATACTAAAGGAGCTTCAAGACGCAAATAAAAGAGCAGAAATAGGTTACGAAGCTGCAATGTTAAAGTATATAGCAGAAGAAGCCTACAATAATAGACTAAACAAAAATATACTTGCCGGAGATGATTCGGAAATAGATCTAGGAAGTAATTTTGTTAGTGAAAGAGACGATGAGGAATGACACATGTCGGAAGAAAAAAACAGCAACGAAAAACCCATAATAATAGTAGACACAAGAGAGAAAGATCCATATAAATTTAGAGCCAGCGCAAGCTGCGATGGATATGAGCTTTCAAAGCTTGATACTGGAGACTATTCAATAAAAGGTTATGAAAGTTTAATAACAATTGAAAGAAAAAACTCAATAAATGAACTTTGCTTAAATCTTGGTAAACACAGACAGAGATTTGAAGCAGAGCTTGAAAGAATGAAAGATATAGAAAAAAAGTATGTTATAGTAGAAGATACTTGGGACTCTATATTTGAATATAAAAAGTTTACACAAATGAAGGGTAGCGTTATATTTAACTCAATAATTGCACTAAGTTTGAGGTATGATGTTCCTTTTATATTCGCAGGTAACAAAAAAATGGCTCAAGCTATAACTAGAACATTATTAATAAAAGCCTATAATTACCGAGTAGCCGGAACGATTTAATGAGCATATTTAAGCCAGACTATGAATGGAGAAAAAATCTCCCTCCAGAGGCTAGTCTTATAAACCCTTTAAAAGACATTCCAAAGAATTTAAAAGAAGAAAATGAATTAATAGAGTTTGCAAAAATGTCAAACCCTATGTACTCTCCTGTTTTTGGCATAAAGTACATAATGAATGTGAACCTACTAGAGCATCAGCTTGGCATGTTGCTTGCAATGCTTAAATTCAAATTTCCAATGCTTCTTCTTTCTCGTGGAGCTGGAAAAACAATGATGCTTGCAATATATTCAATATATCATGCAGTAATGTTTCCAAATACTAGAATAATACTTGTTTCAGCATCTTTTAGACAGTCTAAGTTGATATTTGCAGAAATAATCAGAATTTATAAAAAGTCTCCAATATTATCTTTAATTTCAGATCATGAGCCAAGAGTTGGAAATGATACATGCAGATATTCTGTTTGTGGGTCAACAATCACAGCCCTTCCGCTTGGTCCAAATGGAGATAAAATTAGAGGTGAGCGAGGTCATGTTATCATTGCAGACGAATTTGACAGCATAGACCCCGAAATCTTCAACAAAGTAATTAGAGGCTTTGGAGCAACTTTTTCAGATCCATATGAAAAATCTAGAGATATAGCAAAAGGCAAAGACGAAAAAAACGAGCAAGAACAAGAAGAAGGCCCTCAAAAAATTAGCCAAGGAAACAAAATAATACTAGCAGGAACTGCTGGATACACAAATGGTCCATTCTATCAACAATATAAGCACTATTCTGCAATAATAGCAAATAGATTACAGGGAAATGCAAATTCCTTTTCCGACATACTTGGATCTGAGCATGAGTATGATGTAGACTATAAAGATTATTGTATTATAAAATATAGATATGATGAACTAAAAGAAGGCATAATGGACAGAAAGCTAATCGACGCAGCTAGGGCCACTATGCCAAAACACATATTTGACATGGAGTATAACGCTCAGTTTGCAGATGATTCTGCAGGTTTCTTTAAAGCAAAAGATATAAAAGAAGCTACCGCAAATTCACTTGATGGCTTTCAAATAGTGACAAAGGGCAGACAAGACAGACATTACATACTGGGAATAGATCCAGCTAGAACCATAGATAGATTCTCTATAAGCGTAGTAGAAATAGGACAGCCAAATAAAATAGTTTACCATTGGACATGTCAAAATAAAAAGTACTCTTACGCTGCTGCAAAAATAAGAGGTCTAATGAGAGATTTTAATGTAATTGGCATAAACATGGACTCTGGCGGCGGAGGAATGGCTGTAGAAGAGCTTTTAAACGTAGACAAATCTCCAGATGGCTTAGACATAAAGAAGGCCAATGAGCCAAAAATTCTTAGAATTGATTCAGAAGACAGAGATGAATCTGCAATAAAGATATTAAATCTTCAGTCTTTTACTAGCAATTGGATAGAAGAAGCTAACTCTTTGCTTCAAAAAAACATAGAAGATAAAAAAATAATGTTTCCGAGGCCAACTTGTGATTACATGAGCGAAAAGAGCGATGATTGCATTTATGAAATAGCTGAACTTAAAAAAGAACTATTATCAATAACTGTAACATATACAAGCTCAGGAAGAAAGCATTTTGATCTAAAGCCACAAAATTCAAAAACTGACGACAGCGTTAAGCATAAAGATAGATATAGCTCATTACTACTGTCAAATTACATGGCTTCAAAGTATGAAGATATGACAATGAGTGCGAATGATTTGGCGAAAAGAGCATATGATAAAGAAGACACTATAGGCGGCTGGGCTGACGAATTTAACTCACCTGTTTGATTTAAATCGTATAATAATATGTAGCATTATTATAGCTTTATAGGAGAAATATATGACCAATGCGCCAAATAATGATAGCAACAATAAATCAATACATCGCAGAGCCAAGGCTTGGGACGGGTTTTTAGCAAAAGAAGCTGAGATAGTTCATAAGTCTGAGTCAAATTTTGGTAGAAGTAAAGTTAAATTTGATGGAGGCACAGAAAGAGATGGCGTAAGTGAATCTGAGATTAAAAATAGAATAGCATCATGTAGAGAAGCATATGAAAATGTTGGAATAATAGGCAACATTATAGACTTAATGAGCGACTTTGGCGTAGAGGGAATTGAAATATATCACAAGTCAAAGCCAATAGAAAAGTTTTTCAAACAGTGGGCTAAGAAAGTAAAACTAAGAGAGCTTTCAGAGCAAATATTAAAATGTATCTATAGGGACGGAAATGTTCCAGTATTATCTTTAACTGGCAAAATAGACCAAAATGAAATAGAAAAATTCAGAAGAAGCTTTGGTAAAGAAAAAAGCACAAATTCTTTATTCGAAGATAAAGCCACACCTAGTAGCAGAATAATTCCTTATAAATATAAAATCTTAGATGCTCTGAGCATTTATAGGACGGGAAACTCCATTCTTGGCAATGATAGGTGGTCCTACCAGTACAACCAGTCTGATTGTAAAGAGCTTATAAAAATGGAGGGTGGCGGCAATAATTCAAAAGAAATAAAAAAAATAAAAGACGCGATAGGGCTAGATGCTTGGGAAAAGCTAAAGACAAAGGGACTCTACGATTTAGATCCAAATAAATTTAGCATGTTGTTTTACAAAAAAGACGGCTATCGCTGTTGGGCTAACCCCATGCTATGGAGAGTTATGGGTGACATAAAGTTCAAAAAATTAATAAGAGATATGGATATATCAGTAGCAGAAGGCGTAACCAGTGCTGTAACTATAGTAAAACTAGGTGATACAGCAGCAGGATTACCCCCAAGTAAAAATAAATATACAAAAATGGTTTCAATGATGAAGAACCCATCTAAGTCAAAAACCATAGTTTGGGACGACTTGATATCTCTAGAGACCGACTACCCGCCAGTGAAAGACTTTTTCTCTGCTGAAAAATATAAGCAAGTAGATGATGACATTAGAAGTGGACTGGGTGTTGCAGAAATACTAGTAAATGGTGGCGGCGGAAATTATAGCAACTCATACCTTTCTGTTAAAACTCTTCTAGAAAGACTTGAAACAGGTAGGTCCATATTGTTAGAATTCTTAAATGAGCAAATTGAGCTAGTGACAAAGAACATGGGTTTTAGAAATGCTCCACACATAAAGCTAACAAACATGTCTTTAGCAAACGAAGAAACCGAGAAAAAATTTATATTAGAGCTTTTTGACAGAAATGCTTTATCTTATGAAACAATGGTCTCTAGGTTTGGCGAAAATCTGGAAATAGAAGTAAGCAGAATGAGTGAAGAAGCTAAAATAAGAGAATCTGAAAAAGAAGATAGTCCATTTGCACTGCTAAGAGTTGGCAAGTTTGGCCCTCAATACCCTAATGGTCCTCCAACAATAGTAGAAATAGCAGATATAGAGCAAAATAATCTGCCGTCTTCCCAAGAACAAAATGGAAGAAAAGGCGGGAGCCCAACTGGCCCAAAGAATAGAAGAGAAGTGACAGAAGAGCCAGCTAGACCAGTTGGTGAAACTGCGGCCTCTTGTTCGACTTACAGTTATAAAGAGATTGATGAAGCTTTTGATTTCTGTTATGAGTCAGCAAAGAATCATATTTTTGAAGAAAAAAAATACAAAGATGCAAGAAGCTTAAAGTCTGAAGACATAGATAGCATAATAAAGCTTGTAACTAACTCTGTGCCAAGTTTACTATTGGAAAAATCTAAAGATGATAAATTTTCAAAAACAGAGGCTCCAGAAAAGCTAGATAGATGTGTTAGACAGGTTACAAAACAAGAAGTTGAAAATTACATAAAGCAAAATGGAAGAAGACCCAGCAAAGAGGCTTTAAGAGAGATAACTCAAAAAGCATTTGCGGTTTGCAAAACTTCTCTAGGTGACAAGGATTAATAAGAAAAATGGCTAACATATTTCAATTTGGACCCGAAGGAAGGCACATATTAGTCGATGCATCTGGAAGAATGGTTGTAAATTCTCTTTCTAGTGCAGCTCCTTTTATTTATGCATATGGCCCAGAGGGACACCCTCTTGCTGTTGACGCTTCTGGTAGATTGCTAATATCTGATATTGCTACGGGGTCTTCAGGTGTATCTGGGGCAATTGGACTAGACGGGTTAACAGACGTAATCATAACTACACCCACAAATGGCCAAATAATACAATACGATGGTGTCTTTTGGGAAAATGTTAACAATACTGTTGAAAATCTTTCAAATGTAACTGGTTCAGCAATAAGTGGCCAATTTTTAAGTTACAATGGATCAAATTGGGTTGCAAGTGATGTATCATTAACACTAGATGAGCTTTCAAATGTAATAATATCTACTCCTTCAACAAATGACGCTTTGATTTACAATGGTGCAAACTGGGTCGCGAGCGGCCTATCAGCTATAATAAATTCTAATGTTACCTATGAGGCACTAGATTCTAACGGAGACATCGGAGCAGGATCTGGCCAAGTTGCATCTGGATTACATTCTCACAATTTTGAAGATCTTACAAATATGTCATTTTCAGGTGCTCAATCTGGAGATATAGCAAGATACAATGGTTCAATTTGGCAAAATTCAAATATATTAACAAAAACTACACCTATTTACGACGGCATGTCAACTACACCTTTGACTGTTTCTATATACACTTCTGGAGCTACACCAGATGTTTACTTATCAGTATCGGGATATGAGGCCAACAATACTTTTACCGCAATAGAAAATCAAGGACAAACTATTGTTGGAAGCGGAGACTCAATCCAATTGATAGCTGGAAACAATTCAAGTCTTCAGGCGAACTATGCATACTATTCAGTTTCTGGCTCATCACTAGTTCTAGAAACAAGTACAACTGGATTCCCGCCTTCTGGTTCTCATGTTAGAGTTGCAGAGGCTCATATCCAGTCAAGCTCAGGCGTGGCATCCGATGGCCCAATTGTTTTTGTTGAGTGGTCTGATGAAATAGAAGACGAAAGACAAATTGGACATTTATCAGACATTAATACTTGGATAAAGTACCAATCAGCTAAATGGCTTAGCGGAGTTAGCTTTAGTGGAATTATAACTACAAATCCATCAACTGCTGACAATGTTGGGTTTTCAGGGTCAGCAGGAAAAGTTCTACTCTCTCACGAAATGAATTTTGATCAAAAAGATTTTGGAATACCTTCTTCTAGCGGTGTTGCATTTGTGACTAATTACCCAAGCTCTCCATACTTAAGAATACAAGATTTAAATGAATTGCTAGTAGATTCAAATAATTCAAGCTTAGTTAATAAGTATTTTACACTAGTTATATGGGGAGTTGTAAACCCAGAAGGTATGTGCCAACTAATGGTTAACTTGCCAAATGGTTCATATACAAATGAGGCAAAGTTACTTAACGATGTAAATGTAATTAGCGACTACTCAATACCTAGTGAGTTTTCACATAATTCATTTTTAATTACAGAGCTTAAACTTAGGCATCAAAACGCAAACAACGGAACTTGGACACTTTTAGATTCAATTGATCTAAGGGGCTATGAGCCTAGCAATTCTGTTGGTGGGTTATCTCGGTCCGTGTCACTTTTATTAGATGAACTAAATGATGTTACAATTACAGCAGCTTCAAGTGGTCAATATATTCAATACAACGGGTCAGAATGGATTAACACAACTGTCTCTGCTGGAACTTCTAGTCTATCAGGGCTAACTGATACAAGTGTATCTGGCGCAAGTCCATCAGAAGTTCTTGTGTACAATGGCTCTGTTTGGATTCCCTCTGGAATTACATATCCAGTTGACTCGGTTAACGGACAAACCGGAAATGTTGTTATAACGGCAAGTGGACTAGGAGCATTAACTTCCTCTTCTGGAATCGACGATTTATCAGATGTAAACACATCTGGTGTCTCAATCGCGGATTCATTAGTTTATGATGGAGCCAACTGGGTTCCCTCTGGCATAACAGTTGGAGCCGCATCTTTGTCTGGACTAACAGACACAAATGTTTCAGGAGTCAGTAATTCTGATGTCTTGGTTTACAGTGGGTCTCAGTGGGTTCCGTCTGGCATAGCATTCCCTGTTGACTCGGTAAACGGGCAGACTGGAGATGTTACTATAACCGCAAGCGGCTTAGGAGCACTGACGACATCATCTGTAATTGGAGACTTATCGGACGTAACAATAGCTTCTGCTACTAGTGGCGAAATATTGCAATATGACAATTCCACAATAGTAAACAGAACTCTTTCAGAGGCGGGAATATCTGAAGTTGGTCATAGTCATGATTTAAACGATCTTTCAGATGTAAACACTTCAGGTGTAGCACAGACTGATGTAATTGCCTACGACGGTGCAGGCTGGGTGGCATCCGGTATAAGTTTCCCCGTTATTTCAGTAAATGGGCAAACCGGAACTGTTTTAATAACTGCAAGTGGACTAGGAGCACTAACACCCTCGTCTGGAATCGACGATTTATCAGATGTTAACACATCTGGTGTTTCAGCAGCAGACTCACTTGTTTACGATGGGGCTAACTGGGTACCATCTGGTGTAACGGCTCCAGTAACTTCTGTTAACAGCCAAACTGGCGATGTCACCATAACGGCAAGTGGGCTAGGAGCACTAACATCTTCGTCTGGAATCGACGATTTATCAGATGTAATAATAGTCTCTGCGACAAGTGGAGAAATTTTACAGTACAGCGGATCAACCATTGTAAACAGAACGCTTTCAGAAGCTGGTGTGTCAGAAGTTGGGCATACTCACGCGATAAATGATTTATCCGATGTAAATACTGCAGGTGTAACACAAGCAAATGTGATTGCTTATAACGGTGCAAGCTGGGTAGCATCTGGTATAAGTTTTCCAGTAAGCTCTGTTAATGGTCAAACCGGAGCGGTCGTTATAACAGCAAGTGCACTAGGGGCGCTAACTTCATCTTCTGGAATAAATGATCTCTCTGATGTAAACACTTCAGGTGTTTCAACAGCAGACTCACTTGTTTACGATGGGGCTAACTGGGTGCCATCTGGTGTAACTGCCGGATCAGCATCACTGTCAGGCTTAACTGACACTAGCGTTTCAGGTGCTTCAAATACAGAAGCACTAATATACGATGGCAATCAATGGGTGGCCAGCGGTCTTTCCACAATAATAGACTCAAGAGTAACCTATGAGACACTTGACACTAATGGCGATGTTGGAGTTGGCTCATCGCAACTAGCATCTGGTTCACACTCACACGCTTTGCAAGACTTAACAAATGTATCAATAACTTCTGCATCTTCTGGGCAAACAATAGAGTATGATGGATCAGATTGGGTAAATGTAACGCCGTCTCAAGGAGTTACAACTCTCTCAGCACTATCAGACACAAATGTTTCAGGAGTCAGCAATTCTGATGTTTTGGTTTACAGTGGATCTCAGTGGGTTCCGTCCGGTATAACATTTCCTGTTGATTCTGTTAATGGACAAACTGGAACTGTTACCATAACCGCAAGTGGATTAGGCGCACTAACATCTTCCTCTGGAATAGATGACCTATCCGATGTAGAAATAACTTCCGCTACTAGTGGGGAAATATTACAATATAGTGGCACCACTATAATCAACAGAACTCTATCAGAGGCTGGCATATCAGAAGTTGGCCATAGTCATAATTTAAATGATCTTTCAGACGTAAGCACTGCAGGTGTCACGCAAACTGACGTAATTGCCTACAACGGTGCAAGCTGGGTGGCTTCAGGCATATCTTTCCCTGTAACATCAGTGAATGGGCAAACCGGAGCAGTTGTAATAACTGCGAGTGGCCTCGGGGCTCTAACCTCATCCTCTGGAATAAACAATCTTTCAGATGTAAATACCGCTGGTGTTTCAACTGCTGATTCATTGGTTTACAATGGAGCTAACTGGGTGCCTTCTGGTGTAACAGCTCCAGTAACTTCTGTGAACAGTCAAACTGGAGATGTGGTTATAACCGCAAGTGGATTAGGTGCATTAACCTCGTCTTCTGGAATAGATGACTTATCTGATGTTACTATAGCCTCCGCAACAAGTGGTGAAATACTACAATACAGTGGCTCTACTATTATAAATAGAACACTGTCAGAAGCTGGTGTATCAGAAGTTGGTCACAGTCATGATTTTAACGATCTAAATGATGTAAACACTGCAGGCGTATCACAAACTGATGTAATTGCTTACAACGGCGCAAGTTGGGTTGCATCTGGAATTACATATCCCGTTGATTCTGTTAATGGGCAAACAGGAACTGTTGTTATAACGGCAAGTAGTTTAGGGGCTCTTACTTCATCCTCTGGAATAGATGATCTTTCCGATGTGAACACTTCTGGTGTTTCAACCGCTGACTCATTAGTTTATGATGGGGCAAACTGGGTTCCATCTGGTGTAACAGCCCCAGTAACCTCAGTTAACAGCCAAACAGGGGATGTAACAATAACCGCAACAAGCCTCGGAGCACTAACATCTTCTTCTGGAATAGACGATTTATCTGATGTTACCATAACTTCTGCAGCAAGCGGTGAAATACTTCAATATAGTGGTTCAACAATAGTCAACGTAACTCTTTCAGAAGCTGGTATATCAGAAGTTGGTCATACACATGCAATAAACGATTTGTCTGATGTAAATACAGCCGGAGCATCTAGTTCGGATGTAATTGCCTACAACGGTGCAAGCTGGGTTGCTTCAGGTGTAACTTTCCCCGTAACCTCAGTGAACAGCCAAACTGGCGCAGTTACAATAACTGCAACAAGTCTCGGAGCATTGACTTCTTCTTCTGGAATAGATAACCTATCAGATGTAGCAATAACCTCTGCAACAAGTGGCCAACTACTAAGGTACAATGGTTCAAATTGGGTAAACTATGAAAATGTTCCGTATAGAGACAAGGTTAACACTGTTGGTTCAGACTTCAGTATTACTGCTAACAATGTTTATCTATTTGAAAGCAGCTCTGGCGCACTAACTGGAACACTTCCTAGTTCACCCCTATCTGGAGACAGAGTGATATTAAAAGACAAAGATGGGCAAGCTGCAACAAATAGGCTTAGCATAGAGACACCTTCAGCAGAAACTATTGACGGTGCAAGTAGTTACCAAATCGGTTCTAATTTTGGCTCATTAACTTTAATTTCAGATGGAACTAATTGGTTCATAGTCTAAGGAGATTTAAATGCATACTTATTGGACACTTTTATACTTAGAGTCAGAGGGGTTGCCAATTCACCCACTTCCATCTGGAGCAGATTTAAATGAAGAGCTTTCAAAAAACTGTTTAGTAAGAGACAAGCTAAATGACAATTTTTATATTACAACAGATAAAAATTACTTACAGATTCAGAATAAGATAAAAGTTCATAAATCAAAAAATAGCTCAACATTAGAACTAAATCAAGATTATGTAAATTTAGTTCTAGACTCTGTTGAAATTGATTCAGACTATGTTGATATTGAAAATTCAGAAATTGTAGTAAAAAAGTCTGGAGTTTATAGTATAAATTGTTGTTGTGAAATTAAAGATGTTGACTTAGTGTTGGAAGCAGGAAGCTATATTTCAAACTGTTATAGCAACAATGACCTCATAGATTTTGTTGAAATTAATGAAGGAGAGTTAGTTAAAATAAAAGCAAAAAGCACAAATGGTCAAACTCTCTCAGTTCCACAAAATTCAATTAAAATTTTTATAGAAAATAGATAAAATGTCATTTTTAGGAGATAATCCAAATTA